AAAATTCTTCGTCTTTGACCTCTTCCGGTCTAGCGGGTGCAAACTGCTTCTGCTCAGGAGTCGCCGGAGAAAAACGAATGTCCTTTGATTCTGGGTTGAATCTCTCTGAAAGCGTAATGACGTTACCCTTGGCGTCGTAGGTGACAGGGTCGGCGGATTTGATCTGAGATGGATCGAATGCAACGTATGACAAACCAGCACCCTCGCGTTCATTTTTATATACCAATCCGTCATATCCATTTTTCTTCAGAATCTTAACAAGTTTCGATCCAATTTCCTGTTCTGTAAATCCTGGCAGTCTTTCGTATGCACTCTCACTAAGAATTCCATCCGCAATCATCTTGTCGGCCAGATGATCTGGAGCAAACGAACCCATGTGAGTTACTTCGTATGGGTTTTTTATTTTCAAACTAAAGCGACGCAAGGATGGCTTTAGTCCGCCTCTATAATCGTATTGAGTAGATCTAAATTCCGCCTGTTCCTTGGTCCCAAAGTGGAATCCCATACTGGATAGCTCACTCCTGTATTTTGGGTCAAAAACATTTGCTGATTCCTTGGACTGATGCCATTGGTTTGTAATATTATATCCAGAAGAAGCTGCTACTTCGTCCACCATTTTCTGCGCTGTTTCCAGGTCGCCACTTTTAACAGCAGCCATGTATTCTCCATCAGACTTTGCCGATCTAATTGGTTCTCCCGGAGCCAAGTTCGCGGCCTGCTTCTGGTAGTCGAAGAAGAATCCTGTACGCCCGGTATCTCGAGAGTTGGCAATACGGTCCAGGCGATAGGATTTGACAAGGCTCCCCGGGGGGCGCCCTTCGGCTGAGTACATTGGGTTTGCGTTCTTGTTAGCAATGTTTGTGATGCCGAATAGGTAGTTGATCGCGTTGCGCTTATCGATTCCGATTCCTGTCTCCCCCGGCTTCTCGTTGGCATGGTTGTCCAGGTACTGCATGACGTCTTTTTCGTAGGACGCCAAGTCTCCGCCCCAGACCTCGTTGATCCGGCCCTTGCCACTCCTGGCAAAGTCGAGCATGCGACCGCGCAGGGCAGAGATATCCACTGCCTGGGCCAGAACATTCCCGGCCTTAGACAGGCGCCAGCCCAGAAACGCGATCTCGGATTGGCCTACCTTAATGTTGCCTAGTCCGCGCTTAACAGACTGAGCCCAGCTGCCATCCTCGCCTGTGCCGACCTTTTGGTACCAGACAGAAAATGTCTTACCACCCTGGCGACTATCCTGGAGGGTCTTGGCTACTTCCTTTGTAAAATCGTTAAAGCTGTCGAGGTTGAAGAATCCCTCTGGGAGAGTATTCCCACCGACGTATGGCTTGCCGTCAGACTGAATCTTAACCCCAAACTCAGGGCTCCCGCGCTCTAGGACCGCGTTAGGATTGTACATTTTGGCAACGTCCGCCACCCGGGCCTTGTCAACCGCCAGGATAGAGGCCGGATCTTTAGCCCTAATAGTTCCGTCCGGGAACCTTACTGCGAAATCGTTCTCCTCAAGATTCGTCTTTCTGTTGCGAGTAAACTGGATTGCAGGATTGTTTGCCAGGTTCCTGTTGCCGGGCCCAGGAACTAGCGTCACGTCTTTCTGCTTCTCGGCCTTCTCGAGCCCATCCAAATACTTGTCTCGGTCTCGGAACCATCGGCTTGTGAGTTCCCTGAGTTGCCTGGACGGAACGAGGGGATTGTCCTTGAAGAGCGTATCAATATTTGCTGGCTTAGGCCCTGTCGTATCAATCCCAAACTTGTTTAAGAGTCTGCCGACAGGGGCAAGATAGCCTTCCTGTAGCGACAACAGATTGGTCCCTGGGATTGTTTTGCGACGAAGAGAATCTAGGTCTTTCCCGCGGAACTCTCCAACAAACTGTTCTGCCAAGACCTCGTCTGCGATCCAATCCAGATCCCCTGCACCAGGCTCAGACCGCTGAGATCCTTCTCGGAGTTCGTTCGCCTTGGCCCTTACCTCAGCCTCGGTCGGTGTACCCCGGCCTTGACGCTCGCCTTCAATAAGTTTTCTGGCGTACTCGTTTCCAAACCTACGCAATCCTTCTTCACCATATTCGGACATGACTGCCATGCGACCCTCGGCCTTGTTAATTGCTGGGGACTTCATGATCGCATGCATGATCTCATGCTTTACGGTATCTCCGGTCGACCTCATGTCGTCCATGTTGATGAGCATCCTAGTCATCCCAGATCTGTCTGAAACAGCCTTAACAACCCCGGCCGCGTTGATTCCTGCATTCTCTGGGCTCATGAATGAGTCGCGGCTATGAAATTCAACTTGGATATCGGGCGCCATCATCTGAAGTGTTGAAGCGTCTAAAAATGGTTTGTTATCCTTTCGGACGTAGTCCGAGATCTTGTTTACGTCCAACCCGAGCTCTGCCTGTCTTGCAAACAGCCTGTTGACGTCACCCTGCTTTGCGAGCGCCTTCTTGGCTGGGATGGCTGTAACTCCCTTAATTGCTCCACCAATAGTCCCAAGACCACCTCCGATAACCAACCCGCCACCGATACCCTCTTCCTCTCCTCCGGAGGCTACATAGCCCAACCCTGCTCCAACAGCTGCGGATTTGACTGCTCCCTTGCCTGTCTCTAGGCCAAGTTCAGCGGCTCCTTGAGTGATCGGCGAAGATACGATCGAGGTATTCGCAGCCCTCCTAAGCCACTCTGGATTCTTCGGATTCTTGGCAACGCGCTCCATAACTGTCATTCTGGAGGGTCCTGTCATCGCCTCTTCCCCTGCAATTCGTACAGCCTGGGCTCCGCGTTCCACAACCTCCGCTCCGCCCCTTACCGCGGCAATCTTGGCTCCGATTGGGAATGCACCGGGGATTCCTATCGCAGCCGCGCCTGTGGCAATTGCCCCGGCAGTCTTCGGTGCTGTTACGCCTGGCAGTACCCGCTGAATTCCTTCGCCAACCTTCTCAACTCCGTAGTCAATTGCTCCGCCAGTAGCTCGGGCCGCGGTCTCAATACCACCGGCGACCCTAGACGTCGCCCTCAACCCTCTCCCAGCGACTCCAGCGGCCTTTGCTCCGGTTCCAATAAATGGCACTGCCAGCGTAGGGTCTAGAACCATGCTCGCGGCCTCCGCGGCCTTTGGTGCAAATGTTCCTTCTGGAAGACCGATTATGCTCTTTCCTGTAGCTCTTTCGGCGTTGATCTTGTCAACTGCCTGCATCTGATAGTTCTGATCAATCGTCTTTTGATTAATGTACGACTTGTAGTCGTCTTGAAGACCAAAAGCACCAGCCGCCATGTATGGGGCCTTTTCAATAAATTTAGAGGCGCCAGTAGCCATCATCCCCACGTCCATTGTTCCCCTGGCCCCGGCCTCCAGCAATGTAGCTGGCAAAGATGTGGGTTGGTCGCCGGGCTTCGGCTCACGGATCGATGCCGTTTTGATCAGTTCCGGTATGCCTTCTTTAATTACAGGGCCGAAATACTCCGCCGCGCCTACCGCTCCCTCTTTGATTCTGCTAGCCACTCCTGGCTCGGTAGCCTTTAGGATTGAGAATTCTTCTTCGCTAGCTATGAATGTTGGGTCTGATTCGTCCTGAGATCTTAGGAATGACGAGGTCGACGTCTCATCCATTATTGGTTTTGAATCTACAAATGAAACTCCGCCACCGTAGGCGCCGTGGACTAAAGACGCCTCTTCCTGAGTAAACTCAAAACTAGGATTGTCGCGGTATTGGCGCAGCAAATAGTTTGCCGCCTCCAATGGGTCCTGGATGATTTCGTCGGCCATGACCGACTAGCGGTTTTGGATTACCTTGCGAGTACGAGGATCGTAGCCACCGAATCCGGACGGGCTCATCGGACGTTGGGCGGGTTGCTGTGCTGGAGCCTGTTGTCCCGGCTGTTGCATTAGCATCGGATCGGCCTGGTGTGATTTAGGCATTTCTACTGTACGACCAGAAACGCTCTTGTAGTCTTCGGCCCTAGCCTTGAGCCTATTCTTCATTTGGGCAATGGCTGAAAGTGTTGTTGCGGTTGTTGGTCCTGTAAGCCTGTTATTGAATCCGAGTGAAACCGGCGAAGTTCCCATTGGGATTGCAAATTTTTTTGCAGTCTCAACTTCTCCCTCTCTGGCTACAGATCCTGGGTCAATGACCTTCGCTAGAGACACTGCGAATAGATATGGAAGTTGTCCCAACGCGGCGGAACCCTCCGGGTCAACTGTTTCGTAGTTGCCGTACTTCTTCACGGCAGTCTCCATCTCGTCCGCCATGCGGACTGCTTCACGAATATTTGTTTCAAAAGCAAAATCCGCCTGCGTCAATTCCTTGCCCTTTGCGATGAGTGCCTTTTCCCCAGCATCGGCAATGCTCGACATGATCCTGCGCTTTTCTGGGTCCTGCTCCATCGCGGCCTTTTCCTTGTAATACTTAACCTTGTTGACCTGGCGATCGACATACGTATCGACAAGTTCTTCTGGCAATCCGGCGGGGACTACAATGCTTGTCCCAGGGGCGTTCCTTGTTCCTGTAGTCTCTGCAAGACGTTGCATGAGCGCAGCCTGTTCAACTGGATCGGTTGAAGACATAAGCGCCTGACCAACTCTTCTGGCGTCCTGCTCTGGATATAGTTTTTGCTTCAACATTTCAACTCGAAGCGCACGATCTTGATCCTCCATCGCCTGGCGAGCATCTTCTTTTCTGTATTGCTCGACTTGGGATGGGAATGGAAATAATGGTCTTGGTTCTGCCATAAATTTATTTTATTTTGCTGTCCATCCACTTGCGAATGATATTTTTAAGAATTGGTTTATTGCTTATGAATTCTGCAATTCTTTCGCCAAACCTTACATACAGATTCCTAAACCAAGCTGGAGCATCAATCGCCATCCAGTTTCTAAACTCAATCCACCTAGGATTGTTCTCGCCGTAAACCTCTCTAGCTACCCAACAGAATACTGGCGCTGCCATTAGTCCCTTAGGGGCAACACTACCAATCAAATTTGCGCCAGCATTCAAATAGGACGGAAAAGAGTTGGCATTATTCGAGCTTGCCTGTGCACTAACCTGAGCTCCGTACGTGTTAGAAAGATAGTTAGCCTGCGAACCATACAGGCTAGCAAAAGCGTTCTGAAGCGATACAGGAATGCCCTGGTCAATTGCTTGATAGAAAGGCGATGCTGTAGATTGCGCTTGCCCGAACTGACCAGGCAACGCTTGGTTAGCTTGGATGTACTGTTGCATCGCGCCCTGTTGCTGGCCTGTACGCTGGTTGGCAAGGTTGTAGATGGATGGTCCACCGGCTACAAAGTTTGAAGCTGCACCAAGTCTATTTTGACGCAACGTATCTCGGAAGGCTATGTCAGATTTGAGAGCATCCCCACTAGCCAGACCAGATCCCAAGAAGTTTTGTGCCGCACCAAACCGCGCCAGCTTGCGTTGCTCTCCAGCTAGTCCAGTTGTCACCGCTTCCTCAACTGCCGGTCCAATACCAAAGATATTACCGCGAGCGGTTTGCGCTCCGCGAGCAGCCTGCTGATACTGCCTCTGTTCTTCAGCAGCAAGCTGAGAACCCATTGCAAGTTGGTTAATTGCTTCCTGTTCAAGCTGACCACGAAGTTGTTCAGTCTGTGCGGTTTGAGTTGGGCCAATATCTTCAGTAGCAAGACTCCTATACCGCTTGCCTAACTCTACCGAGGTATCGTAGGAGTCAGGGTCAATCTGGCGTAGTTGCTGGGTGGCTCGTTCTTCGGGTAATTGTAGGAAAGATCGGAATGAGGTAATTTCTTTTGCTGCCTCAGTTGAACCAACAGCAAGAGGCTTAAAGCTACCAATCTGACTTGTTGCATCTGAAACTGCGCTACGCACGCTGGCTAAGTCTTTCTTTAACCCATCCACATAAACATCGCTGGCAGTCCTCTGTGCGCTATTGGCTGGCAGAGTATCAAGAAGTTTTTGCGCTGCTGTAAGCCTTTCTTGGATGCCAACCGCTTGAGTGTTGCCAAGTTCAACAACCCTCTTGTAGCGATCTACCTTAGCCGTGTTGTAATCATTTAATATCTGATCATCGGAAACTTGGAAATTAACTTTAGACGCAAGTGGCGAGGCACCATAGTTGCGTTCAGCCGAAAGAGCTAGAAGTGCTGGATCTGTTTTCCCACCAGCCAACTGTTGGATGCCACCAGCAACAGCGTTGTAAGTGCCAGTTTGCTCGTTGAAGTTTGGTGTGCCACCAGTGTAAAGCATATTAGAAGCTTGCAGATTGTTTTGTAGTCCAGCCCCAGCTAAGGCAGCGATTTGTTGGGCGGCAGCAGTTTTGGCGTTCTCTTGGCTTTGGATTTGAGCTAAACTTTCTTTCTGTTCGGCAGCAGCAGCAGTCTCCTTGTAATCATAATAAGCATTATCAAAATTGCGTAGCATTTCATCTTTATTAGTTGAGCTTACTGGTTGATTTGGTTTTTGACCATTATATGTAGACTTGCCATCTAGAAAATCAGCATAGTTTGCTGGAGGATTTGCTCCAGCAAAATGATTTGGATTGGTGTAAAAGTATTTATTCCAATCTGCTTTGGGCGCATAATTCTTGTAATAAAATTGTTCTCTAGTTAAAGCTGCCATATTATTTAGTCTTTTAAGTTGTTAAATTCGGATTAGCAATGTTAGTCCCAATCGTGCCGTAGATGTCAATAGGAGCCTGCCGAGGACCAAAAGCCACGCTAGGTTCAACCGAGGCGTAAGGACTTTCTCCGTAAAGACGTTCAAACTGGCGGGTCATCTGTGTGCCAAGTCCACGATTAAGGGCATACGCCTGGGGGCTTTGTTCGTAAGACCTACGCAATCCTTCCATAGTACGCTGTGGCCCAAGTTGCCGCTCGTTCTGTAGGGCAGCCAAGGTTGCCGATTGCTGGTCTAAAGCCGATAATTGACGCTCTAGTGAGCGTTGCTGTGGCATATACTGGACGCGAAGTTTGTTCTCCATCGCAGCCATCTCTGGCGATTTCTCTAGGTAAGTTTCAACATTCTTCTTGTAAGCATCAGCATTAGCCTGCGCTACCGCTGAAGGATCGGGCGGTGGGGGCGGTGAAGGAATAGATGGAGAGCCTCCCATATTAAGCCATAGCCTTTTGCATAAATTTCATATAGTCGTACCTCTTTTTAACTCCGTTGCGGTTGAAGATTAGGCTCCGGCGGGGGCCAAATTCGTCCCATAGGATCGACAGCAGACGTTTCATAGCCAATCTGCTACGAGGTGTAGTTGTACCATCAGTTGACGTGACAGTCAAGTCAACAAAGGCAGTATCTCCATCTGGCCTATGTAAATAATGGGTAGGTTCTTCTGATCCATCAATCATTCTGGCCAGGGCAACCCCGGCAATCTCGTCTCCATCCTTGATCACGCCGACCAGGTTATTACGTTGGTACCAACCAAACCACTGCCGAAAGGTGGGCCAGCGAGACTCAGGTACGCCAGAGAGTTCAATGTATTCCATTGCGTTCATGTGTTACTTTGTAGCTGAATTGTATCTGGGTTGGCCGCAACCAAAATTCCTCGTATAGATAGCTTCTTGGCTGGAGCAGATACAGCAAATCTCATATTACGCCATTTTTGGTACGATCTCAAACTACTCGCCACCCGCTTTACAGTATTTGCCGATAGAGTGGCCGGAAGAGTGAATGGCAAGGTAATGCCACCGGGCGACCTGGTATCGACTGAAGTAGCCAAAGCAATGTCTGCACCGTCGGTATCTCTACGCATGCTAATCGTGGCCGCAGTTGAACCAGAATTAAAGAACTCAATTTCATAGTGCGAACCAAACTTCTGTGCCATACGATCATCAAACTCATAAGCCTTGGTTGTCACAGAACTGGTGTAACTTCCAGTAGAAGTGTAATCAACGTAATCAGAAGTTACATTGGCTGAATCTGCATCCTTATATCCAAAATAATGACCCACCTTGCTGGTCGGACTACCAATTGCAAGTTTCAAGGCATTGGTTGTAAAGCCAGAGGAGAAATTAGTAATAGCCATCCTGGATGCGGGTATGCTCCACAAGCCTTCAAACGAATTAAACAAGGCATTGTAAACTAGTATATGACTAGGCGTGATAGCTGTATCTAGGGGAATGGCGAGATAGTAACGATTATTGTAGAAGGCAGAGTTGCACGATGATATGTAATTCTTATTGATTCTGGAGATTATGTTCTTAACTGGCTCGCTGGTTGGTGTTCCCACGATATAAAAATCATCGGCAACTGATCTAGCAACAGATCTTATTCCATCGTTGGACAAGAAGAATACGTCTTTGTTGACAAAGTTAACAGTACGCCCAGAGGCACATCCAGTTTTATCGTTTAGCAACCTTGTCACCCAGCCAGAAGCGGTGGGGGATGTTGGATCGGCTGTAACCAGGTACATTTTGTTAGGCTTAAAAACCAGTAGCTCATAATCAAAGAATGGTTGGAGCGCAACAATATCTTCCCCATCATCACCACCAACAATAATTGAGTTAGTTGATTTCCACACCTCTGCATCCAAAAGATCAGATGCGTATAAAGTATTCCTGTTTGTTCCAGTTCCTACCGCAAAGATTCTATTGGTAAACTGCTTGACCAGGCGAAGTGCAGGCGGGACAAGGTTAGAAATGCTGGCTGTTGCTGTTGCACCAGACCCGCCCCCACCAGTTATTGTTACTGCTGGCGCGGTTGTATATCCAGATCCAGCAATGGTGGGAATAATGGTTGACACACTATTTGAAACAACTGTTGCAACTGCTGTTGCTGTTGTTCCGTAGGCAATGTTTGGCGCGGCAATTGTTACAGTTGGTACTGATGTGTAACCAGTACCACCACTTGTAACAGTAATCGAAAGAATGCTTGTACCTTGACGATGCGTTGTTGTGCCGTCTGAAAAGTGAAGGTTGCTACTGCCATCGGTGAAATACATTCGGTTGTTAAACTGAGAGAAGTCAACCTCAGCACTCTGGTTAATCACAGTCCCGCCAGTAGTGGCAAAGGTAGATGAGGCAGTAGATCGAAAGATGGTTCCGTTGGAGGCCACAAACAAGGACTCAATTGATGGCGTATCAAAGTAGTGCATCCCTTGTACTGTTGAGCCTGCTGACAAATTGGCAGACATCTGCTCTATACCCATGCGAGATTCCAAGTTTCCACTTGGGCTGATGGTCATGTTGACTAACTCGCTGGCTTGATTGTCACCAATAAGGTTGGGTGTAATGCCAGAAACTTGCCCACCCTCAAAGCTTGCAGACGCTGCTATAGCAAGCAGGTCATCTAAATTGTCACTATAATAGGGCATATTAAAATGCCTACTTAGATAATTTCCTCAATGCTGAGTTCGCCCAAGCTAGCAGGCGTGATCTGTTTCATCCCACCCACTTGACTTAACTCGTAACTAGCCATTGCAGAAAGGTCAGAATTTGCTGTCTGCACAACTGTTTGAGCCTTGGCATACTGGCGTTCACGCTCTAAGGCATCAGCGT